GAGATTGCCTCTTGTCTCGTGGGCTCGGAGATGTGTATAAGAGACAGGGCTTGGATAATCCGAACAGTCCGGTGCAGCTCAAGTCGTGGCTTGCCGAAAAAGGAGTGGAGGCGGATTCACTCTCCAAAGCCGCCGTGGCAGATATGCTCGAAAAGGCGGACGGCGAGGTGGAGCTTGCCCTCTCCCTTCGACAGGAACTTGCAAAGAGCAGCGTCAAGAAATACACCGCCATGCAGACGGTGGTCGGCTCGGATAACCGTGCCAGAGGACTGATCCAGTTTTACGGGGCCAACCGCACCGGACGCTATGCCGGTCGGCTCGTCCAGGTGCAGAACCTGCCGCAGAACCATCTGCCGGATCTGGACACCGCACGGGCACTGGTCCGCAGCGGCAATACGGACGCCGTGGAAATGCTCTATGACTCCGTACCGCTGGTATTGTCCGAGCTTATTCGCACCGCCTTTGTGCCGAAACCCGGCTGTCGCTTTTATGTGGCAGACTTCTCCGCCATCGAGGCGAGGGTCATCGCATGGATCGCCGGGGAGCATTGGCGGCAGGAGGTTTTTGCAAAGGGCGGCGACATTTACTGTGCTTCCGCTTCGCAGATGTTCCATGTCCCTGTGGAAAAGCACGGCGTGAACGGGCATCTGCGACAGAAAGGCAAAATCGCCGAACTGGCTCTGGGCTATGGCGGCTCTGTTGGAGCGTTGAAAGCAATGGGCGCACTGAACTACGGCTTGCAGGAAGAAGAACTGAAACCGCTGGTGGATGCCTGGCGTCTGTCCAATCCCCACATCGCAAAATTCTGGTGGGATGTGGACAAGGCGGCTTCCATCTGCGTCCGAGAGCGGACTGCCACCGAAACGCACGGTATTCGCTTCTACTACCAAAGCGGCATGATGTTCGTGGTGCTGCCTTCCGGCAGACGGCTGGTGTATGTGAAGCCGAAGATGGGTCTGAACCGCTTCGGCAATGAGTCCGTGACCTACGAAGGCGTCGGCGAACAGAAAAAGTGGCTGCGGCTGGAAAGCTACGGACCCAAGTTCGTGGAGAACATCGTCCAGGCGACGGCGAGGGACATCCTTGCGGAAGCCATGCTCCGGCTGAATGCTGCCGGGTACCGCATCGTCATGCACGTCCATGATGAAGCGGTCATCGAAGCGCCGCCGGATACCTCTTTGGAGAATATCTGCTCCGTCATGGGGCAAACGCCCACTTGGGCATCGGGGCTTCTGCTCCGGGCAGACGGCTATGTCTGCGATTTTTATAAGAAAGACTGAGGTGACCCAAATGGGAGTCAATAAATTCAATTGCGAGGGGTACTACGACCCCACCGCCTACGAGGCGCTGACCAAAATCGAGCAGGAAGCCAAGGCACTCCGGGCTTTCCGGCCTGTGGTGTATATCTGCTCTCCGCTTGCCGGAGATATGGTGAAAAACCAGGAAAACGCCCGTACTTACTGCCGCTTTGCCGTGGATGCCGGGTGCGTCCCCATTGCACCGCACATCTATTTTACCCAATTCATGAATGATAACGACCGCAAAGAGCGTGACCTGGCGCTGTTCATGGACATCGTCCTGCTCTCCAAGTGCGCCGAGCTGTGGGTGTTCGGTGAGAAGATCACAAGCGGCATGAGCATCGAGATCGAGAAGGCCAAGCGGAAAGGTCAGCTTATCCGCTACTTTACCGAAAGCTGTGAGGAGGTACGCAGATGAAGATCGCAGTCGGCAATAGCCGCATGGATAAAAAGTGGAAGAACCAGGACATCTCCTGGGCGGATCTCTGCGCCCGCTGCGGCAGCACCATCCGCACCACCGAAACGGTCGAGGAATACCGCAAGCTGAAAAAAGGTCAGCAGGACGGCATCAAGGATGTGGGTGGCTTCGTCGGAGGGCATCTCCGGGAAGGTCGCCGCAAAAACGGCATGGTTCTGTGCCGTTCTCTGCTCACGCTGGATATGGATTACGGCACCCCGGACATCTGGGATGAAATTACGCTGTTCCACGATTTCAAGTGCTGCGTCTATTCCACCCATAAACACACGCCGGAGCATCCCCGCCTCCGTCTGCTTATCCCGCTGAAACGGGAGATCAGCGAGGAGGAATATCCAGCAGTCGCCCGCATGGTGGCAAAGGAGATCGGCGTTGACCTCTTTGACGATACCACCTACGAAGCATCTCGCCTCATGTACTGGCCTTCCACCTCCGCCAACGGCGAGTTTTTCTACAAGGTGCAGGACGGCGCAGAGCTTGACCCGGATGAGTACCTTTCCCGTTACGACGATTGGCACGATGCCTCTACCTGGCCGGTATCCAGCCGCCAGTCCGAGGTGGTGCAGCACAGCATTGCCCAGCAGGCAGACCCGCTGACAAAGCCGGGTGTGGTGGGTGCTTTCTGCCGTGCCTATACCGTGGAGGAAGCCATCGATGCCTTTCTCTCGGAAGTGTATGCGCCGTCTGCGATGAACGGTCGTTACGACTATATCCCTGCCGATTCGTCTGCCGGTGTTATCGTCTACGATGGCAAATTCGCATACAGCCACCATGCCACCGACCCGGTCTGCGGTCGGCTGCTGAACGCTTTTGACCTGGTGCGACTGCACCGCTTCCGTGACCTGGATGATAAGTGCGCCCCGGATACCGCACCCGGCAAGCTGCCGTCTTTCCAGGCAATGTCGGATTTTGCCCTCAAGGACGAGAAAGTCAAAGCGGTCTTTGCCGAGGAGCGCAAAGCCCAGGCAAGCGAAGAATTCTCCGACGAGGACTGGCAGAAAGCCTTGGAGCTGGACAAGGCCGGCAAGGTGAAAAATACGCTGCAGAACCTCACCGTGATCCTCGTGAACGACCCGCTTCTGAAACCGCTGGTGTTCAATCAGCTTCTGGACGGCATGGAGATCAAGGGAGAGGTACCTTGGCGGCACCCCTCGAAATTCTGGCGGGATGCGGACGATGCCCAGCTCATCAGCTATGTGGATTCCCACTACGGTACCTTTTCTGCAAGAAACTATGACATCGCCGTGGCGAAGGTCACGGACGACCGCTCCTACCATCCCATCCGGGAGTTCATTGAAAATCTGCCGGAGTGGGACAAGGTTCCCCGTGTGGACACGCTGCTCATCGACTACCTCGGTGCGGACGATAACGAGTATGTCCGTGCCGTCACCCGGAAGACCCTCTGCGCCGCCATCAAGCGGGTGCTGTATCCCGGCTGCAAGTTTGACTCCATGCTGGTGCTGAACGGTCCCCAGGGTGTCGGTAAAAGCACCCTTATCGCCAAGCTGGCCAGAGAGTGGTTCTCCGACAGCCTGAATCTGGGCGACACCAAGGATAAGACCGCTGCAGAGAAATTGCAGGGGTACTGGATCTTGGAGATCGGCGAACTGGCGGGGCTGAAAAAAGCCGAGGTGGAGACGCTGCGCTCCTTCCTCTCCCGACAGAACGATATTTACCGTGCTGCTTTTGGAAAGAGAGCCACGCCGCATCTGCGCCAGTGCGTGTTCTTCGGCACCACCAACGCTGAGTCCGGCTATCTGCGGGACACCACCGGGAACCGCCGCTTCTGGCCGGTCAAGACGCCTGGTACGGGCATCAAGCACTCCTGGGATCTGACCCCGGAGCTGATCTGCCAGATCTGGGCGGAAACGCTGGTGTATGTGAAGCAGGGCGAGAAGCTCTATCTGAGTGCCGAGTTGGAAGCACTGTCCAAGGCTGAACAGCGGGAGGCGATGGAGTCCGACGAGCGTGAAGGGCTTGTCCGGCTGTATCTCGACACGCTGCTCCCGGAGGATTGGGACGGCATGGACATCTTCGAGCGCCGCAACTTCCTCACAGGCAGCGACTTCGGCGATACCCAAAAGCACGGTACAGTCAAGCGCACCCAGGTGTCCAACATGGAGATCTGGTGCGAGTGCTTCGGCAAGGAACGTGCCAATATCCGCAGAACGGACAGCAACGAGCTGACCGCCATCCTTGCCCGTCTTGGCTGGAAGCGGCTGGACAGCAAGGTGCGTATCCCGCTTTACGGTCCGCAGTATGTCTTTGTTCCCAAGGAGTGTTCCTAATGAAAATGACTGTACCCGACATCCTTCGGAACAGGTTCCGGGGAGAAGCATATCCGCTCGGCACATTTATGGGAACACCCCATGGGAACGGCGGCGGCCCCATAAGTACCAAAGAAAACAGGCGGTCTTGTTCCTGTGTTCCTAACCTTTCTTATATATCGAAAGAAGAAGGAATAAAGAGCAACAAGCACGCAACACCCGCATTTGCGCGCGTAAAGGACTTTTCGAGTTTTGAGAACACAGGAGGTCATTATGCGTGAGAAAACGATAGAAGCAAAGCTGGTGCAGGCTGTACGCACAAAAGGCGGTCTTGCACCGAAGTTTACAAGCCCCGGCCTTGATGGAGTACCGGACCGTCTGGTACTCCTGCCCGGCGGCAGAATTGCCTTCATTGAGTTGAAAGCACCGGGCAAAACACTCCGCCCTCTGCAAGTAAGGCGAAAAAGGCAGTTAGAAGCACTCGGCTTTTCGGTGTACTGCATCGATAGCCCCGAACAGATTGGAGGGATACTCAGTGAAATACAAGGCGCATGACTACCAGGCGTATGCCACGAACTTCATCCTGGAGCATCCCATATCCGCTGTATTTCTCGATATGGGTCTTGGCAAAAGCGTCATTACGCTTTCCGCCATCTTCGACCTCTGCCTCGACAGCTTCCTGGTTCGTAAAGTGCTGGTCATCGCTCCGCTGCGTGTCGCCAGAGACACATGGTCTGCGGAGATCCACAAGTGGGATCATCTGCATGGACTGACCTACTCAGTGGCAGTCGGCACGGAAACCGAGCGCAAGGCGGCGCTCCGGCAGCGGGTCAGCGTGTACATCATCAACCGGGAGAATGTCCAGTGGCTCATTGAGGAGAGCGGCATCCCTTTCGACTACGACATGGTGGTCATCGATGAGCTGTCCTCCTTCAAGAGCTATCAGGCAAAGCGGTTCAGAAGTCTTCTGAAAGTCCGTCCCGGCATCAAGCGCATCGTGGGACTGACCGGCACCCCCAGCAGCAACGGTCTCATGGATCTGTGGGCGGAGTTTCGCATCCTCGATATGGGCAAGCGGCTCGGTCGGTTCATCACCCATTACCGCAACACCTTCTTCCGCCCGGACAAGCGCAACGGACAGGTGGTGTTCAGCTACAAGCCGCTGCCCGGTGCGGAGGAACAGATCTACGATGCCATCTCCGACATCACCATTTCCATGAAAGCCGTCGACCATTTGGATATGCCGGAGTGCGTTCATAACGACGCCATTGTGACGCTATCCGAAAAAGAGCGGAAAGCCTACGATTCCATGAAGAAAGACCTGGTCATCTCGCTAAAAGGCGAAGAAATCGACGCCGGAAATGCGGCAGCACTGGCAAACAAGCTCTCTCAGATGGCAAACGGAGCAGTCTACGGAGAGGACAAGCGTGTGTTTCAGATACACGACCGCAAGCTTGATATGCTGGAGGATCTCATCGAAGCCGCCAACGGCAAGCCCGTCCTTGTGGCGTACTGGTTCAAGCACGACCTGGAACGCATCGCCGAGCGGCTGCACAAACGGCACATCCCGTTCAGCCTGCTGGACGATTCCGATAGCATCCGCAGATGGAACAGCGGTGAGCTGCCCGTTGCACTCATCCATCCGGCTTCTGCCGGTCATGGACTGAACCTGCAGGCAGGAGGCTCGACCCTCATCTGGTTTGGGCTGACCTGGTCACTGGAACTCTACCAGCAGACCAACGCCCGACTGTGGCGGCAGGGACAGGCCGCCGATACCGTGGTCATTCACCACATCATTGCAAAGGACACCATCGACGAGCGCATCATGACTGCGCTCCGTAAAAAAGAAAAGACCCAGACCGCACTTATCGATGCAGTCAAGGCCAACTTGGAGGGATGAGAATGGAAAACTGTTATACAAACCTCGCAAACGCTATTATTCTGGCGGCAGCGAAAGACCATCGCCGTGCGCTGCGCCGTTTGAAGAAATACCCCTGGGACAAGGATGCCGAATCCGTCAGAAAGGATTGTGAGCGGTTTTTCCGCTCCAGCTGGTTTCAGACGCTTACTTCTCTGGACGGTGAGGTGCTGATTGAAAAACTCCACCGGGAGGTGTACGGCGTATGACGGCAAAGGAATATCTCAGTCAGGCGTACCGCCTCGACCAGCGCATCGATTCCAACATTGCGGAGATCTCCCGCCTGCGGGAAATGGCCTGCGGCATCTCCTCTCCGTCCTGGGAGGAGAAGGTGCAGACCTCTCGCAACACGGATGCGCCCTTCGTGCGGTGCCTGGAAAAGATCATGGATCTTGAAAAAGTGGTCAACAGTGAGATCGACACCCTCGTTGACTTGAAACGGCAGATCCGCACGACCGTGGATACTGTCGCTAATATCAATGAGCGCATGGTTCTCCGCTACCGCTACATCCACAACATGACCTGGGAGCAGATCGGCGGAGAACTGAACGCAGACGAAAGCACCATCCGCAGATGGCACAAGGCGGCGCTTTCGGCAGTGGTTTTACCCACCGACCCGATTCGGATCTGAAAGACGCCGGAAATACCCACCTTTGTCGGTAGATGCCCACCTCGACATTATGATATGATATAATCAGCGAAAAAGAATCGAGGACAGCCTCATGGGAGCAATCCCGTGGGGCTTTTCTTATGCCCGAAGGAGGTGAGCAAATGCCCAAGCGACCACTCAGACCCTGCTCTCATCCCGGCTGCCCCAACCTCTGTGAAGGACAGTTTTGTGAACAGCACCGTGTGGAGGAACGCCGCAAATACGACAAATACGAGCGCAGCTCCGATGTCAATCGCAAGTACGGCAGAGCGTGGAAACGCATCCGTGACCGCTATGCGGCGGAGCATCCCCTCTGTGAGATGTGTCTCAAGGAAGGTCGGCTGACTCCGGTACAGGAAGTTCACCACATACTGCCTGTTTCCAAAGGCGGCACTCACGCAAGAGACAACCTCATGAGCCTCTGCCAGTCCTGCCACACCAAGATCCACCACGACCTCGGCGACCGGTAGGGGGATGAAAATCTCCGGGACCTTTGCGGTCGGGCAACGGCCCGGGGTCACGTGTGCGAAAAAGGCAAAATCAAAAGGGTAATTAAGGGAGGTGAACTCAGATGCCCACAAAATCAAATAACACAGGCGGGCGCGGCGGTGCAAGACCCGGTGCGGGAAGGAAGAAATCCGCAGTCAAGGATAAGGCCGAAAACGGTAATCCCGGCGGCAGAAAACTTGAAGTGCTGGATATTCCCGAAGTCGAGGGTGTTGCCATGCCGAAGCCCCATGATTTTCTTTCTGCCGAGCAGCGGGACGGCAGCGTCCTGCAGGCGCAGGAAATTTACACAGAAACCTGGCAGTGGCTCAAAGGCATCGGCTGTGCCGCAAAGGTGTCGCCGCAGCTTTTGGAGCGCTACGCCATGTGTTCCGCACGGTGGGTGCAGTGCGAGGAAATGACCAACCGCATGGGTTTCCTCTCCAAGCACCCTACCACGGGAAAGCCGATCCCGTCCCCATTTATTAACATCGGCATCAACTACATGAACCAGGCGGTTCGGCTCTGGAATGAGATCTTCCAGATTGTGAAAGAAAACTGCAGCACGGAATACGGTGAGTCAACGCCACAGGATGACCTTATGGAGCGCCTGCTCCGTGCGAGAAAGGGGTAACACCATGTTTGAAAAAGTAAATCCCTGCCACCCGGACAAGGTGGCGGACAGAATTGCCGGGGCGCTTGTCGACCTGGCATACAGAAAAGAAGCGAATCCCCGCATCGCTGTGGAAGTCCTCATCGGTCACGGCGTGTGCCACATTATTGCGGAAATTTCCGTCATGCTGGACAAGGCGGATATCACCGCCGCCGTCCACCGCATTGCCGGAAATCTCGCCGTGGACTATGTGGAAGTGCCGCAGGACGGTCACCTTGCCGATAACCAGGCAGACGGCGTCCGCTGCGGCGACAACGGCATCTTCAAAGGAATGCCCATGACCGAGGATCAGAAAACGCTGTCTGAGATTGCACGGAATATTTTCTCCGTGTATCCCTATGACGGTAAGTACATTCTGGACGGCGACCGACTTATCCTCTGTCAGAGCAATGCCGAGACACAGCATCTGCGCGAGATTTATCCCACCGCTGAAATCAACCCGTTGGGCGACTGGACAGGTGGCACCGATGTGGACACCGGCGCTACCAACCGCAAGCTCGGCTCGGATATGGCTGACTCGGTGACCGGCGGCGGTCTGCACGGTAAGGATCTGTCCAAGGCGGATGTGTCCGTCAACATCTACGCTTTCCTCAAAGCCCAGGAAACCGGCAAGCCCGTAACGCTCTGCTGTGCCATCGGGGACAATGCCGTGGATGGCAGACCGTATGAGGAAATTGTCGAGATTGCTCGAAAATACATCTCCGACCTTGGCGGCTTTGAGAAGTTTGCGGAATGGGGGCTGGTCTGATGAAAACAACGACTGAGATGCAGCTCGTTCCCATTACAAAGCTGGTGCCGTATGTCAACAACGCCCGGACACACAGCCCGGAGCAGATCAATAAGCTCCGTTCCTCGCTCCGTGAGTTCGGCTTTATCAATCCTGTTATTATCGACCGTGACTATGGCGTGATTGCCGGTCACGGTCGTATTCTTGCCGCCAAGGAGGAAGGCATCACCGAGGTGCCGTGCGTCTTTGCCGACCACCTCACCGAAGCCCAGAAGAAAGCCTACATCATTGCCGACAACCGCATGGCGATGGATGCGGGCTGGGATGAAGAACTCCTGCGTGTGGAGATTGAGTCCTTGCAGGCGGCAGACTTCGACCCGCTCCTCACCGGTTTTGACGAAAAAGAGCTGTCAAAGCTGTTTGACGATGGAATCGAAGCCAAAGAGGACGATTTCGATGTGGATGCCGAGCTGCAAAAGCGTACCTTCACGAAGCCCGGTGACATCTGGACGCTGGGGCGGCACCGGCTCATCTGCGGTGACAGTACAAAAGAGGAAACCTACACTGCTCTCATGGACGGCCGCAAAGCAAACCTCGTCATCACCGACCCGCCCTACAATGTGAACTACGAGGGCAGCGCCGGAAAAATCAAGAACGACAACATGGCATCGGAGAAGTTTTTCGACTTCCTCTTCGATGCCTTTTCCAATATGGAGAAGGTCATGGCGGACGATGCCTCCATCTATGTGTTCCACGCCGACACTGAGGGGCTGAACTTCCGAAAGGCTTTTGACGCTGCTGGGTTCTATCTCTCCGGCTGCTGTATCTGGAAGAAGCAGTCCCTCGTGCTGGGACGCTCCCCGTACCAGTGGCAGCACGAGCCGTGCCTTTACGGCTGGAAGAAGAAAGGCAAGCACCAGTGGTACACTGGGCGCAAGGAGTCCACCATCTGGGAGTTCGACAAGCCCAAGAAAAACGGCGACCATCCTACCATGAAGCCGATTCCACTTCTGGCCTATCCCATTCAGAACAGTTCTATGGCAAACAGTGTGGTTCTCGACCCCTTCGGTGGCTCTGGCTCTACGCTCATTGCCTGTGAGCAGACCGACCGCATCTGCTGCACCATCGAACTGGACGAGAAGTTCTGCGATGTCATTGTCCGCAGATACATTGAGCAGGTTGGCACGGATGAAAAGGTCAGCGTTCTGCGGGATGGGAAAGAATACAAGTTTAGTGAGGTAGCGCCCCATGACGAATAAGACTTTGACCCTCGGAAGCCTGTTTGACGGCTCCGGGGGCTTTCCATTGGGGGGACTGCTTGCCGGTATCACTCCCGTGTGGGCTTCGGAGATCGAGCCGTTTCCCATTCGGGTGACCACCAAGCGCCTGCCTTTTATGAAGCACTACGGGAACATCTCCGCTATGGACGGCGGCAGGATCGAACCCGTGGACATCATCACCTTCGGCAGCCCGTGCCAGGACATGAGCATCGCCGGTCGAAGGGACGGTCTGGACGGTTCCCGTTCCAGCCTTTTCTATGAAGCCGTCCGAATCATCAAAGAAATGAGGTGTGCCACCGATGGCAAATATCCGAGATGGATCTGCTGGGAGAATGTTCCCGGTGCCTTCTCCTCGAACAAGGGCGAGGACTTCAAAGCCGTCCTCGAAGCGGTCATTGGCATCGTCGAGCCGAATGCCCAGGTGCCTATGCCTGAAAAGGCACGATGGCCCTACGCCGACCTTTACATGGGAGACGGATGGAGTGTTGCGTACAGAACTCTTGACGCACAATACTGGGGAGTTCCCCAGCGAAGACGCCGCATCTACCTTGTCGCAGATCTTGCAGGCAGAAGTGCCGGAAAAATACTATTTGAGTCAGAAGGCTTGTCTGGGTATTCTGCGGAGGGCTTCCGCTCGTGGCAAAGAGCTGCCGGAAGTTTTACGCCTTGCGCTGGAGCGACAGGCTTCGACGGGTACAACGGCAGTCTGACGGACGACACTTCCGCCACACTCGGTGTGAACTGCGGAATGAGTACCGGCCGCAACGGCATCGTGCTGAACGACCAGGGCGGCGACCGCATAGAAGTTTCCGAAGATGTTGCGGCAACGCTCCGAGCGGAAAATCACGGGCATCCGCCCTGTGTCATGGAGTCGGCAGGCTTCTGCACTGAGCATTCCGCAAAAAGCCGCACCATCGGCTATGAGGAAGAATGCTCTCCGACCCTTCGGGCGGGTGTCATTCCCGCGGCGGTCTATGAAAACCACTCGCAGGACACGAGATACACCGGTCCGTTGGATGTTGCTCCCACGGTCAGTTCCACCTACGGAATGGGCGGCAACAACCAGCCGTTTGTGGTTTCGGATGATGCGCCGTACACGATGAAGATCCGCTCCGGCTGCGAAGGCGGCGGCAAGGGTCCGCTCATCCAGGAAAACAAGTCCGCGACCCTGTCCTGCAACAATGACCAGACATTGTTTGAACCTTGCAGCTGGGACGGTGGGCATATTTCTCCGACCCTCACAAAGCAGAACGCCGGAGGCAGTCAGCGGATGCCGGACAAGGACAACTTCACCTGTGTCCTTCAGCCCTTCGGCATCTGCTCCAAGGATTCCAATGCCATGAAGTCGGACAATCCCCACAGCGGCATCTACGAAGCGGAAACCGCACGGACGCTTGACGGGAACGGCGGTAATCCTTCCTGCAACCAAGGCGGCATTGCCGTGGTCGCTTTCACGCAGAATCAGCGTGACGAAGTGCGTGACCTGGGAGACCGCTCCGCTGTGGTGTGTGCCAATGCCGGGACAAAACAGCAGACCTTTGTGCTGCAAGGCTCTATGATCGGCCGTGAGGACAAAAACGGTCCCCAGGGCAACGGCATCAACGAGGATGTCAGCTTTACCCTTAATACCGTAGACCGTCATGCCGTATATGCCATGACTACCGGCAGCTTTACGCAGGTGGAGGAAGGTACATCTCCCACCATCATGGCACGGGATTACAAAGACCCGACCGCCGTCTGTTACGGCATAGGCAGAGATACCTTCAACCAGGGGCAGAACGCCAAGTTCTCTCCGACCTTTGAAAAAGAGCTTCAGCCGACACTGGTGGCAAAGGGACCGGGAGCTATCCAAAGCGGATACACCGTCCGCAGGCTGACACCCACCGAGTGCGCCAGGCTTCAAGGATTCCCGGACAACTGGTGTGCCGACCTCGGCACGGAAAAGCCGACCGATGAAGAAATGTACTTCTGGCACAAGGTATTCAAGACCTACTCCGAGGTGACCGGCTGCAAGATGAAGTCCGACAAGCAGGTCGCAAAGTGGCTGAAAGACCCGTATTCCGACAGTGCGGAATACAAGATGTGGGGCAACGGCGTGGCACTCCCGTGCGTATGGTTCGTGCTCTGCGGAATTGTGTGGTATGCACAGTCCGGCGGCGATAATGCGCCGATATAATCTACACAGGAAATGTGCAGATATAGCTGGATAAGTGCCCACCCTGACGGTAATATGTGACTACCAAAAATCAAGGAGGTCACGAAAATGACGATTACAATCCATGCCCAGGGTGCGGAGCGCAAGCGGCTGGTACAGACCATCTCCGACTGGCTCGGTGCCCCCGCAAAGTACTGCGGTGCGCCCACATTCAACTATGAGGTTGATTACTTCACCATTGACCGAAACGGCAGCCTTTCCTTTGATGACCGTGCCGACAGTGAGGTCATTGAACGCCTGCTGCAGCACATCTACGATGAGGGCTTTGACATCGACCAGAGCCACACTGATGACGAGGACGAGCCTTGCGCCGTCTGCATTTCCATGCCGAAGAGTCTGTTCACCGACAGCAATCTGGAAAACCTCAAGGCACTCATTGCCGCCAAGGGTGGTCTTATCAAGAAAGCTCTCGGAGTCCCTGACCTGCCACTGGAAATCACGGACACGAAGGTATCCTTCCCTTGGTTCCCGGCGACTCCAATCCCGGACGAGATGAAAGCCTATGACACCTTTATTTGCAAGCTGTGCGAAATGGCACGGAATCAGAAACGGATTAACGCAACGGAAAAGCCGACCGACAATGAGAAATATGCATTCCGCTGCTTTCTCCTGCGGCTCGGCTTTATCGGTGCGGAATACAAGACCGCTCGAAAAATCCTGCTGAAGAACCTCTCCGGCTCTTCGGCTTTCAGAAACGGAGGTGCGCAGCATGAGATTTCCGAGTAAAGAGACGGTCGAGCGTATCCGAGAAGAATATCCGGTCGGCACCCGTGTGGAGCTTGTTCGGATGGATGATCCCCAGGCACCGCCTGTCGGCACGAAAGGCACCGTGCGAGGTGTGGACGATATCGGCAGCATCATGGTTGCCTGGGATAACGGCTGCGGACTGAGCGTGGCTTACGGCGAGGATATTTGCCGTAAACTGCTGTAATATACACAGTTTCCGAACCACAAGATCGTGTAGTTTATGGCTCAGATATAACTGGATATAGTGTGCTTTCAGAGGTAATATGTGACTACCGAAAGGGAAAACAAACCAAAACGGAGGGCACAACAATGAGCCAGAGAACAGAAAACCAGGTCGCCGAAATGAAAAAGCAGACCATCGGGGTCGAAGTTGAAATGAACAGCATCACCAGAGAGAAAGCCGCAAAGGTCGCCGCCGAATTCTTCGGAACCGAGCGCTACCAGAGCACATCCAGCCGCAACGGCTACTGCGCCTGGTCAGCTTGGGACAGAAGCGGACGGGAATGGAAATTCCAAAAGGATGTCAGCATTGCCGGACCGGACAGCGAGAAATGCGAGATGGTCACGCCTATCCTCACCTACGCCGACATGGAAACTTTGCAGGAGCTGATTCGCCACCTCCGCAAAGCCGGAGCGAAAAGCGATGCCACAAGAGGCTGCGGCGTTCACATCCACATTGGAGCCAAGGGGCACACGCCCCAGACCCTTCGGAACCTCGCCAACATCATGGCAAGCCACGAAGACCTCCTGGTAAGCGCACTGAACCTTGACCGAAACCGCATCAACCGCTACTGCAGAACGGTCGACCCCAGGTTCCTGGAACAGCTCAACAGCAAAAAGCCCACCACGATGGCGGCGCTTGCAGACATTTGGTATCGCAGTCAGAATGCAGACTACTGCAGAAGTCAGCACTACAACGACAGCCGCTACCATATGCTGAACCTCCACGCCACCTTCACCAAGGGAACGGTCGAGTTCCGGCTCTTCCAGTTCGATGCTCCGGCAGACGGCAAGCAGAACGGACTCCACGCCGGACAGCTTAAGAGCTACATTCAGCTGTGCCTCGCCCTGAGCCAGATGGCAAAGACGGTCAGAACCGCAAGCCCCAAGCCCCAGCAGAACGAGAACCCCAAATACGCAATGCGCACTTGGCTCCTTCGCCTCGGCTTTATTGGCGACGAGTTCAAGACCGCAAGAGAGCTCCTCACGAAGCGCCTGGATGGGGATGCAGCCTTCCGCAGCGGCAGAGCAGCCGCTTGAAGGACGCAGCCCAGAGGCCCCCGAACCCGCTGATGGCGGGCTTTCGGTGGTAGAAGGCAACTTCGGAAAGGAGTATTTTTTATGGAAAAACGCTATTACATCGCCTACGGCAGCAACCTCAATGTCCGCCAGATGCGGATGCGCTGCCCGTCGGCACGGATCATCGGCACATCAAAGCTGAATGACTATGAACTGCTTTTCAAGGGCAGCAAGACGGGTTCTTATCTCACGGTAGAAAAGAAACTTGGCAGTACTGTTCCCGTTGCCGTATGGGAAGTCACTGCGGATGACGAAAAAGCCCTGGACCGTTACGAGGGCTTCCCAAACTTCTATTACAAGAAGGAGTTGACCCTACCAATCAAGGGTATCCGCACGGGCAAAATCCGTAAGCGCCGGGTATTCGTGTACATCATGCATGAGGACAGGCCCATCGGCATTCCGTCCGTTCCTTATATGCAGACCTGCATCCAGGGCTACGACGATTTCGGCTTTGACCGGGTGGTGCTGATAGACGCTTATCTCAAATGTGGGGAGGAACATCATGAGGGAAAATAAAATCATCCGAATATCGGTCTGTCCCAGGTGCGGGCAAGCCTACCGGGAGCATCCGGCTCTTTCAAGGCTCGACAACGAAACACTCATCTGCCCGGATTGTGGCACACGGGAGGCACTCGATTCCATCGGCGTAAAACCGGATGAGCAGGAGCAGATCATCGCCTCCATTCACCGCTGCCACCAGCCGGAATAACGCTGTAAAATACACAGTTTTTACTCCGAATGATTGTGTACTATATGCCTCCGAAATGACTGGATATATCCCGAACATGACGGTAATATACACTCACAACAAAACAAACGGAGGTACACGATTATGTGGAAAGAAAGCAGCATCAAGGTAAACGGCGAGGTTTTTCACTACTGGATGAAGCAGTACGACAAAGGCTCCGAGTGGGGCATCGAGGGCGGACGCATTTCCAAGCTGATGCTCAAGCGGGACGGCAAAATCGTCTGCAACTACGACAGAGGCTGGGACATAGAACCCGCCGATGAAAACACACAGCTTGCGCTGGAGCTTCTGCTCCACAGCGAGAACTGGTAAAAAGCCAAAATTTCAAAGCAACGGCTCCGAAAGGAGCTGCTGCTCGTTATACGGAAGGTCGCACCGATTTCGGTGGCGGCTATTTTTTATACCCTTTGAAAAAAATGAAAAGCACCTACCATTTCTGATAGATGCTTTTCCTGCTCAAAAGCGCAGATCAGTCGAAATCATAGGGGTTGCTGTAGCACATCCAGTCAAGATCTGCGTTCAACCCAAGTTCGTCGAACAACGCTGCCTGCCGCTTTGCTTCCTGCTTACGAGTTGACTTTTTGGTCTTTTTCTCGTTTGCAATTCTGGCTTGGTAGGCTTTGTTGTTCGGATTGTGCTGATTGGCATAATCATCGAGTTGCTTTTGAGTTTGTGTCTTAGCGGACACGCCTTTTTTGATAGCCATGGCCGTTTCTCCTTTCTCCTTGACAACTGCTCCTCGGCTACGCACGGAATAGCGGACAATATGTCACCTTCTAAGCTGAACCCGGCAGATCCTTGCCGGATTATTCCTGCATTTAATCGAGTCTCAAGGGTGGAGAATGATTTTTTCAAGAAAAATCACTGCATATATTATATGCGAAAATATTCTTAAAAGCAACAGATTACAAGAAATTCTGCGCCTTGGAGGTGAGCATTACGAGAAAACTGAAAAACTACAAGCCCACAAGGTTCATGGAAAAGACCTCTCACTACGATGTGGACGCAGCGGATTATGCCGTGATGTTCATCGAGAGCCTGTGCCACACCAAAGGCACCTGGGCGAGAAAGCCCTTCGAGCTTATCGACTGGCAGGAGCAGATCATCCGGGACATCTTCGGTGTCCTCAAGCCCAACGGCTATCGGCAGTTCAATACCGCATACATTGAGATTCCCAAGAAACAAGGCAAATCCGAGCTTGCCGCCGCAGTGGCACTTCTGCTCACCTGCGGTGACGGAGAGGAACGAGCCGAAGTTTATGGCTGCGCCGCCGACCGTCAGCAGGCGTCCATCGTTTTCAATGTGGCGGCAGATATGGTGCGGATGTGTCCGGCACTCTCGAAACGAGTAAAGATACTGGATTCCCAGAAGCGGCTCATTTATCAGCCAACGGGCAGTATCTACCAGGTGCTCTCTGCCGATGTCGGCAACAAGCACGGCTTCAACACTCACGGTGTGGTATTCGATGAACTGCACACGCAGCCGAACCGCAAGCTCTTTGATGTTATGACCAAAGGCTCCGGCGATGCCCGTATGCAGCCGCTGTACTTTCTCATCACCACGGCAGGCAACGACACGAAGTCCATATGCTATGAGATCCACCAGAAGGCCAAGGACATCATCGAGGGTCGCAAGATCGATCACACCTTCTATCCCGTTATCTACGGTGCGGAAGAATCAGACGATTGGACGGACCCAAAGGTCTGGAAGAAAGCCAATCCGTCCCTCGGAATCACGGTGGGTATCGACAAGGTCAAGGACGCCTGCGAGTCTGCCAAGCAGAACCCCGGCGAAGAGAACTCCTTCCGGCAGCTGAGACTAAACCAGTGGGTCAAACAGGCGGTGCGCTGGATGCCGATGGACAAGTGGGACAAATGCGAGTTCGCCGTCAGTGAGGACGATCTGGAAGGTCGCGTCTGCTACGGCGGTCTGGACTTGTCCTCCACAACGGACATTACAGCATTCGTTCTGGTGTTTCCTCCGGAAGACGAGGACGACAAGTACATCATCCTGCCGTACTTCTGGATACCGGAAGACAACCTCGATCTCCGAGTCCGGCGTGACCATGTACCATACGATGTATGGGAGCGGCAAGGATACCTCCAAACCACCGAGGGCAATGTCGTTCACTACGGCTACATCGAGAAGTTCATCGAAAGCCTGGGTGAGCGTATCAATATTCGGGAGATCGCTTTTGACCGCTGGGGTGCTGTGCAGATGGTACAGAACCTTGAGGGCATGGGCTTCACGGTCGTTCCTTTCGGACAGGGCTTTAAGGATATGTCCCCGCCCACAAAGGAGCTGATGAAGCTGGTGTTGGAGCAGAAGATTGCTCATGGTGGGCATCCGGTTCTGCGTTGGATGATGGACAACATTTTCATCCGCACAGACCCGGCCGGGAACATCAAGCCGGACAAAGAGAAATCGACAGAGAAAATCGACGGTGCCGTGGCAACGATCATGGCGCTGGATAGAGCCATCCGCTGCGGCAATGACACCGCCGAATCTGTTTATGATAGTCGTGGATTACTATTTATTTAGCTTGCTTCGAGCATTGCCGATGTTGCACCTTTCGTTGCAGCTTCAATTGCATCACATACGAACTGGCGAATTACCTGCAGGCTTTTGCCGGTATATGTATCACTTCTTAAAGTTGAATCATAGTACACGATTCCGTCCTCCAGACGCTTGGTAATCAGGCCGGCTCGCTCAAGGTCGCAAATATAGCCATCAAATTCACCCTGACTGGCATAACACGTATCTTTGGTGATATGCCTTCGCTGAATACACGCTTTAACGATGTGGGCACGAATTTTATCCGCTGAGAGTTCAGGTTTCAAAGAACCTTCACAGTAGGGGCGTCGTGCAGAATCGGGAAATTGGGTATCGGCAAGCGATTCTCCTTGTTCTATACCGGGGATTAAATTCCGCTCTATCCACCGTTCGACATACTTTGTCTTTGTTACTCCGACTTTTCTCATGTACTCTTGCAAGCTCATCATTGGCTATCGCCCCTTTCTTTATGAATTTATTATATCATACTTAGTGTCCAATAAACAGGACAGAAGGAGGATTTATGTCACTATTTTCAGGGCTGTTCAAATCCAGGGATAAGCCCCAAAACCGCACATCGGGCAGCAACTACGCTTTCTTCTTCGGCGGCACGACCTCCGGTAAAGCGGTGACGGAGCGTTCCGCCATGCAGATGACCGCCGTGTATTCCTGTGTTCGAATCCTGTCGGAGGCTGTGGCGGGGCTGCCGTTGCACCTCTACAAATACACGGACAGCGGCGGCAAGGTCATGGCGCTTGACCATCCGCTCTACCACTTGCTCCACGATGAGCCGAACCCGGAAATGAGTTCTTTCGTATTCCGGGAAACGCTCATGACGCACCTGCTCCTCTGGGGCAATGCCTATGCCCAGATCATCCGAAACGGCAAGGGCGAAGTGGTGGCACTGTACCCGCTTATGCCAAACCGCATGGAGGTCAACCGGGATAAGAACGGCAAGCTCTACTACCTCTATTCCACCCAATCCGATGATGCGCCCACCATGAAAGGCTCAACAGTCTATCTCGACCCGTCCGAGGTGCTTCACATCCCCGGTCTGGGATTTGACGGTTTGGTCGGCTACAGTCCCATCGCTATGGCAAAGAACGCCATCGGCATGGCCATTGCCTGCGAGGAGTACGGCGCAAAATTCTTCGCCAACGGCGCCGCTCCGGGCGGTGTGCTGGAACACCCCGGTACGATCAAAGACCCGCAGCGTGTGCGGGAGAGCTGGCAGTCCACCTTCGGTGGCAGCGGCAACGCCAATAAGATCGCTGTACTGGAAGAAGGCATGAAGTACACGCCCATCGGCATCTCGCCGGAGCAGGCGCAGTTCCTCGAAACACGCAAATTCCAAATTAATGAAATTGCTCGAATTTTCCGAGTCCCGCCCCACATGGTCGGCGATCTGGAAAAGTCGAGCTTTTCTAATATTGAGCAGCAGTCCCTTGAGTTCGTGAAATACACCCTTGACCCTTGGGTCATCCGTTGGGAGCAGTCCATTCAGCGGTCACTCCTGTCCAAAAACGAAAAAGCCATGTATTTCGTGAAGTTCAATCTGGAAGGCTTGCTTCGCGGCGATTACCAGAGCCGCATGAATGGGTACGCCATCGGCCGCCAGAACGGCTGGATGTCCGCCAACGACATCCGAGAGCTGGAAAACCTCGACCGTATCCCGGCAGAGGACGGCGGCGACCTGTACCTCATTAACGGCAATATGCTCCCGCTGCAAAACGCCGGAGCTTTTGCAAATATCAACACCGATAACGGAAAGGAGGAAAAATCCGATGAAGAAGTTCTGGAATTGGAAAAGCAGGACGGTGACCAACGAGGAGACGCAGGAACAGATCCAAGAGAGAACCCTGTTCTTAAACGGCACGATCGCTGAAGAGAGTTGGTTTGACGATGATGTCACGCCGCAGCTTTTCAAGGATGAGCTCATGTCCGGCTCCGGGAATATCACCGTCTGGATCAACTCGCCCGGTGGTGACTGCGTGGCAGCCGCCCAGATCTACAATATGCTGATGGACTACCACGGCGACGTCACAGTCAAGATCGACGGCATTGCCGCCTCTGCCGCATCCGTCATTGCGATGGCGGGTACGAAGGTGCTCATGTCGCCCACGGCGCTCATGATGATCCACAACCCCTTGACGGTTGCTATCGGTGACAGCGAGGAGATGCAGAAGGCCATCGATATGCTCTCCGAAGTCAAGGAAAGCATCATCAACGCCTACGAGATCAAGACCGGCTTGTCCCGCGCCAAGCTCAGCCACCTCATGGATGCCGAGACCTGGATGAATGCCAACAAGGCTGTGGAGCTGGGCTTTGCCGATGGTCTGCTGTTCAAGGCAGACGGTGAAAGCGCCGCTGCGGAGGACAGCTTCGTGTTCAGCCGCAGAGCCGTCACCAACTCGCTCATGTCCAAGGTCAAGAGTCACCACCCCCCGTCCAAACCTGCGAAACCTGCAGGCACACCCATCTCCGAGCTCGAAAAGAGACTCGCACTTATCAAACCTTAAGGAGGATACAAACAATGAGTAAGATCAACGAACTGCGCGCACAGCGTGCAAAGACCTGGGAGCAGACGAAGGCATTTCTCGACTCCCACCGAAGCGATAAGGGCGTCCTCTCCGCCGAGGACACCGCCACCTATGAGAAGATGGAACAGGAGATCGTCGACCTCGGTCGTGAGATCGAGCGCCAGGAGCGTCTGGACGCTTTCGAGCGTGAACTGAACACTCCGGTCAATACGCCCATCACCCAGAAGCCCGATACGGCAAAGGTGGACACCAAGACTGGCCGTGCTTCCGATGCCTATAAGAAGGCGTTCTGGGCGCAGGCACGTACCAAGGGCGGTATGCTGACCGCAGAGATCCGCAATGCTCTGCAGGAAGGCGTGGACAGCGAGGGCGGTTACCTCGTCCCCGATGAATTTGAGCAGACGCTGGTGCAGTCTCTCGAAGCCGAGAATGTGGTCAGAAGCCTGGCTCATGTCATCACCACTGCCTCCGGCAGTCACAAGATCCCCATCGTCGCCACCAAGGGCACCGCTGCCTGGGTCGATGAGGAAGGCACCATTCCCGAAGGCGACGATGCTTTCGGTCAGCAGCTTATCGGCGCACACAAGGTCGCTACCATGATCAAGGTGTCCGAAGAGCTTCTGAACGACTCTGCCTTTGACCTGGAAACCTACTTCCGCACCGAGTTTGCCCGTCGTATCGGCAACAAGGAGGAAGAGGCGTTCCTCACCGGTGACGGCAGCGGCAAGCCCACGGGTATTTTCAATGCCACCGGCGGCGGTCAGCTGGGCGTCACGGCGGCTTCCGCGACCGCCATCACCGCCGATGAGCTGATCGACCTGTTCTATTCTCTGAACAGCGCCTACCGCAAGAACGCCGTGTGGCTTCTGAATGACTCCACCATGAAGAACATCCGCAAGCTGAAGGACTCCAACGGCCAGTATCTGTGGCAGCCCGCTCTGCACGAGGGCGGCTTTGATACGCTGCTCGGCAAGCGTATCTACACCTCTCCCTATGCGCCGGAGCTGGCGGCCGGTCAGAAGACCGTTGCTTTTGGCGACTTCAACTACTACTGGATCGGCGACCGCCTGGGTATTACCTTCAAGCGTCTGAATGAGCGCTTTGCGGAGACCGGTCAGATCGGTTTCATTGCATCCAAGCGCCTGGACGGCAAGCTCATTCTGCCCGAAGCCATCAAAGTGCTGCAGCAGAAGGGCACTGCCTCTTCCGGCACCTAATGAAAGGAGGCGGCGGTGATGGACGAGCTTCTTTCCAAAGTGAAAGCCAACCTTATCCTGGAACATACGGCGGATGATGAGCTGCTGAAAAGCTACATCACCGCCGCTGTTTCTTACGCCGAAAGCTACCAGCACATCCCGGAGGGCTACTACAAGGAGAATCCCATGCCAGCCACCACAGAGCAAGCCGTTATCATGCTGTCATCCCACTTCTACGAAAGCCGGGACGGCAGCACGGGCGGCTTTTTTGCGGATAACACCGGAGCGGCGCAGCAGGTGTGGAACACCGTCAATCTGCTGCTCCGCTTGGATAGGCGGTGGCAGGTATGAGTTTCGGAAAAATGAACGGCTTTGCCGACATCGTGGAAACCCGCCAAGTCAAGGACAGCGAGGGCTTCACCCATTCCGAGGATGAAGTCCTCGCTTCCGTCCGTGTATACCGGGAAGGTCGGCATGGCAGTCAGCGATGGGCAAGCCTCGCTGCATTCAGTGAAGCGACCGACCTGTTCCGCTTTCGGTGTATTCCGGGGCTGACGGTCACGACTGACCAGTTTCTCATCTGCGATAACTGCCGCTACGACATTGTGTCCGTGGAGGATGTAAAGGGACGTGGGATGTACATTGAGGTGCTGGCGAAAAGGGAGGTGCCGACCGTTGGCTAAGTGCGATATGAAAATGCCGGAGGATTTCCTTCTGAAGATTTCCAAGCTCAGCAGCAACTTTGACAGTGTGGCGGATACCGTCCTGCAGGCCGGTGGCGAGGTTGTGCTGAAAAAGGTCAAGAGCAATCTCTCCTCCGCTATTGGCAGAGGGACAAAGTTCAAATCCCGCACCACAGGCGAACTGGAAGGTGCGCTTGGCCTTTCTCCCTCCAAGCTGAACCGGGACGGTAACCACGACATCAAGGTCGGTTTCGCAGAGCCTCGCTCGGACGGCGGCAGCAACGCCAAACTTGCCAACATTCTCGAATACGGCAAGCACGGTCAGCCTGCAAAACCCTTTCTGAAGCCTGCGAAAACGGCGTCCCGGCAGGAATGCATCGATGCCATGACCAAGGCGCTGGATGAGGAGGTGGAAAAGCTGTGAGTCTTCTATCCGATTTACAAACCATCGCCGAGCATTGCGGTGTTCCAGTGGAAACGGGTGTGTTCTCCGGCAAAGCCCCGGACACCTATCTGGTGATCACACCGCTGTCGGACAGCTTCGATCTTCATGCGGACAACGCTCCCGGCTGCGAAACGCAGGAGGCACGGCTGTCTCTCTTCACAAAGGGCAGTTACATCAAACTGAAAAATGACCTTGTCCGCGCCTTGCTTGGTGCGGACTTTTATATTACCGACCGCCGGTACATCGGCTTTGAGACCGAAACCGGCTACCACCACTACGCCATTGACGTGGCGCAAATCTACGAACTGGAGGAATAAGTTATGGCGACTATCGGTCTTGACAGACTGTATTACGCAAAAATCACCGAGAATGACGCCGGTGAGGAAACCTACGGTACGCCGGAGCAGCTTGCGAAAGCCATCTCCGCTGACCTTTCGGTGGAACTGGCAGAGGCTACGCTCTATGCCGATGACGGTGCTTCGGAGATCGTGAAGGAATTCAAGTCCGGCACACTCTCCCTTGGCATTGATGATATCGGCTCTGCGGCGGCATCCGACCTCACGGGTGCAACCATCGACAAAAACAAGGTGCTGATTTCCGCATCCGAGGACGGCGGTGATCCCGTGGCGGTAGGCTTTCGTGCTAAGAAGTCCAACGGCAAGTACAAGTATTACTGGCTGTACCGCGTGAAATTCGGTATTCCGGCGACGAACCTTGCCACCAAGGGCGACAGCATTACCTTCTCCACGCCGACCATTGAAGGCACCATTCTGCGCCGCAACAAGGCAGACGCAGGCGGCAAGCACCCGTGGAAAGCGGAGGCACTGGAGGGCGATGTGACCGCTACGACTATCACGAACTGGTATAAGGAAGTCTATGAGCCGACCTATACCACGACACCCGAAAAACAAGGTTAACGGAGGTAACGCACAATGGATAACGAAAGAACCGCAGTTATCAACATCGGTGACGAGGAGTACACGCTGCTCCTCACAACCAAAGCCACCAAGGAGATCGCCGGTCGCTATGGCGGGCTGGAAAACCTCGGCGAGAAGCTGATGAAGTCCGAGAACTTTGAAATGGCCATCGGAGAGATCGTGTGGCTTATCACGCTTCTGGCAAATCAGAGCATCCTCATTCACAACCTCAAGGACAAGGAGCATCCCAAGGAGCTGCTCACGGAGGATGTGGTGGAGCTTCTGACCACGCCCCTCGACCTCGCCGGTTACAAAACCGCTATTACGGAAGCTCTCTACAAGGGCACCAAGCGGAATGTGGAAAGCGAGAAAGACGCAAAAAACGCGCAAGTCGGGTAACAGTCTCCGATGCGGAGCTGTTTACCCGGCTTCTTTATTACGGCCTTGCTCACCTGCATCTCAGCCAGGATGAGGTGTGGCTGATGCCGTTTGGTCTGCTGCTGGATCTGTGGGAGTGCCACAAACAGTATAACGGGCAGGCTGTTCCTGCTCACGAACACTACATTGACGATATTATCCCGGACGGCATTTAAGGAGGTGACGGTACATGGCAGACAGTTTCGGACTGAAGATCGGTCTTGAGGGCGAAAAAGAATTCAAGAAAGCATTGGCGGACATCAACCAGTCCTTCAAGGTGCTCGGCTCCGAAATGAAGCTCGCCACCTCTCAGTTTGATAAAAACGATAAATCCGTGGAGGCTCTCGCCGCACGGAATAAGGTGCTGCGAAAAGAGATCGACGAGCAGACAACAAAAATCGACACCCTTCGCAAGGCTCTGCAGAATGCCGCCACCTCCTTCGGTGAGAACGACCGCCGCACCCAGAACTGGCAGATCCAACTCAACAATGCCGAAGCCGCCCTCAGCGATATGAACCGTGAGCTGGACGAAAACGAGAAAGCCATCAAGGAGGGCGGCAAGGCTGCGGAGGAATCCGGCAGCAAGTTTGAAGGCTTCGGCAAGGTTCTCAAAACCGTAGGTGTAGCACTCGGTGCAGTGGCCGTTGCCGCAGGTGCCGCCGCCGTGAAGCTCGGCAAAGAGGTCATCGCCGCCTATGCGGACTATGAACAGCTGGTCGGCGGCGTTGACACGCTGTTCAAGGACTCCTCGCAGGAGATCCAGCGGTATGCCGCCAACGCATACAAAACGGCAGGACTTTCTGCCAACGAGTACATGGAGACGGTCACGGGCTTCTCCGCAAGCCTGATCCAGTCTCTCGGCGGCGATACCGAAAAGGCCGCAAAGTATGCGGATATGGCAATTACGGATATGTCCGATAATGCCAATAAGATGGGCACGGATATGTCCTCCATTCAGAATGCCTACCAGGGTTTCGCCAAGCAGAACTATACGATGCTCGACAACCTCAAGCTGGGCTACGGCGGCACAAAACAGGAAATGGAGCGACTGCTCGCCGATGCGGAGAAGATATCCGGCGTCAAGTACGACATATCCTCCTACGCAGATGTGGTGGAAGCCATCCATGTCATGCAGGAGAGCATGGATATTGCGGGTACGACTGCAAAAGAAGCGGAAGCCACTATTTCCGGCTCTGTCAATGCGCTGAAATCCGCCGTGTCGAACCTCATCGTAGGCTTTGGTGATGCGGACGCTGACATGGAGCTGCTGTGCAACAACATGGTGGATGCCTTCAAGACCGTGGTTGCAAACATCACACCGGTTATTGAGAACATCGTGGCGGCTCTGCCCACGGCGCTGGATGCTCTGCTGACGGCTGTGGGTGAATTGCTGCCCACACTGCTGGAGGCGGTCACCGAACTGTTCTCGCAGGTGTTGGAAACGCTTCTGTCCCTGCTCCCGCAGCTTATCCCGGCGGCGGTGTCAGCACTCATGACCATCGTGAACACGCTGATCGAGAATCTGCCCCTGCTTATTGAGGCAGCGGTGCAGCTGGTGTCTACACTTGTGACAGGCATTGCGGATGCGCTGCCCACGCTCATTCCGGCAGCGGTGCAGGCTATCGTCACCATCGTACAAGGACTGGTGGACAGTCTGCCGATGCTCCTTGACGCAGCCTTACAACTTATCACGGGACTGGCGCAAGGACTTCTGGACGCAATCCCCGTGTTGATCGCCGCTCTGCCGGAGATTATCAACGGTATCATTACCTTCTTACTGGATTCGATTCCTCAGATCATCGAAACAGGCATTCAGCTTCTGACCTCGCTTGTTGCCGCATTGCCGGAAATCATTATGGCAATCGTGGAAGCTATCCCGAAAATCATTGACGGTATTATCAACGCGGTGCTGAATGCGATACCGCTCATTATTCAAGCGGGCATCGACCTGCTGATTTCTCTCATTCAAGCCCTGCCGCAGATCATCACCACCATCGTGCAGGCGATCCCGCAAATTATCTCCGGCATCGTCAATGCACTGGTCGGAAACATCGATAAGATCATCATGGCAGGCGTTCAGTTGTTCGTTGCGCTGATTGAAAACCTGCCCACCATCATCGTGGAGATCGTCAAGGCTGTGCCGCAGATCATTGCGGGCATCGTGAAAGCCTTCGGTTCTCTGATGTATAAGATCGTAGAGATCGGCGGCAACATCGTCAAGGGACTGTGGAGCGGCATTACCCAGCTTGCCTCTTGGCTGTGGGACAAGGTGTCCGGGTGGATCTCCTCCATCTGGGACGGCATCTGCGATTTCTTCGGTATCCATTCGCCCTCGAAGGAGATGGCATGGGTCGGTGAAATGCTGGTCAAGGGTCTTGCAGGCTCCATTGACGACAACGGCGATGAAGCGGTCAAAGCCGCAGAAGGAATGGCAGAGGACATCAACGGCGTCATGGGCGACCTTGCTCACGATATGCAGACGGCTCTGCCCACCGACTTTGACGTGAACGGCTCGATCCGCTCTGCCGTGGACGGTGTGGTCGGAAAGGCGGCATCCGCTTTCACCATTGCCTTGAACATTACGAACTTCAACAATTACAGCAGTGAGGATATCCGTCAGCTCACCTCCGAAGTCATGGAAACGGCGAACCAGTTCGCCCAGCGGAAAGGAGTGGTATTCGCATGAGCTATTTTACCTACAACGGCCGCAGTTCCGCTGAGTTCGGTCTGCATATCGAGAAGAAGGACGTGTTCTCCGCACCGGAATACGATGCGGAGTTCATTTCCATTCCCGGCAGGAGCGGTGACATCATCAATCCGAACCGCCAATTTTCCAACATCAAGGTGACCTACACAGTGTTCCTCGCTCGGAAGAACGCAGCCGCACTTGCCGCTGTCCTGCGGGACATTAAGGGCTGGCTTTATTCCGAGCCGGACAGATACCACGAAATCACCGACTCCTACGATGCGGAGTATTTCCGCTACGGTGTCATCTCCGGCAATCTGGACATTGAGGAGCAGCTGAATAAAATCGGCTGCTTCACCGTGACCTTCAACTGCAAACCCTTCAAGTATAGCTTTGCGGGACAGCAGACAGTGACAGTAGACGCATCCGAACTGACGATTACCAATCCGACTGCTTTTGAGAGCCGACCGTATATCAAGCTCTATGGCAGCGGTACGGTGGCGCTGCTGATACAACCCCAAGGACGGGGCATGATGATTTCCGGCTTGGACGAGTATATTGAGATCGACAGTGAGCTGATGAGCTGCTTCAAAGGCACCACGCTCAAAAACGATACAGTCAAAGGAGCGGAATTCCCAGTCCTCAAGCCGGGTGTTTGCACCATTAACTGCAATGGCGATGTGTCAAGGATTGAGGTCATTCCAAGGTGGTGCTGCCTATGATCCCTGTACTTTACCCCGCAAACGCTACAGATTTCAGTTCATTCGGTCTTGGTGTGCTGACGGACACCATTTCCTGCGAAGTCACCGAAGAGCGAAACGGTGTGTTCGAGTGCCTGCTCAAATACCCGGTGAGCGGTCAGCACTATGGGCTTATCACCAAGGAATGCATCGTCAAGGCAAAGCCCAACGACACCGCCGCCGACCAGGCGTTCCGCATTTACCGCATCACGAAGCCCTTAAACGGCATCGTCACCATTTACGGTCAGCACATCTCGTATGACCTTGCCAATGTGCCGGTGCTGCCGTTTTCGACGGAGAGCCGCTCTCCGCAGCTCATTCTCTCACAGATTCTCGCCGGAGATACACGCTTCACAGGCTGGACGGACTACTCGGATGCAAAGGCATTTTCCGTCACCCAACCGAAAAGCGTCCGTGCCTGCCTCGGCGGTACGGAAGGCTCCATGCTCTCCAAATGGTACGGTGAGTTTGAGTGGGACAACTTCACGGTAAAGTTCCATTCGCACCGTGGGCAGAAAACCGGCGTGGTCATTGAATACGGAAAGAACCTCACAGCCCTGGAGCAGGACGAGGACAACAGCGGTGTGTATACCGCACTTCTCCCGTATGCCGTATACACACCGGAAGGCTCGGACACCGAAACGGTGGTCACGCTGCCGGAGGTAACGCTTCCCATTGTGACCTCGGAGATCGTCCGCAAAAAGACACTCATCATGGATTTCACCGACCAGTTCGGCAGTGACACCGCTATCACGGAGGACGCTCTCCGGGCAAAGGCCAACAGCTACATCAAAGCCAATCCGCTGGGAGCGACCATCCCTACGGTGAAGGTGTCCTTTGAGCCGCTCTGGAAGCAGCCGGAGTATTCGGCATTGTTGGAGCGGGTCAACCTCTGCGATACCGTCACCATTCGGCACTCGCTGCTGGGTGTCAGCGTGTCGGCTACTGTCATTGAAACCGTATACGACACCCTTGCCGAGCGGTACAAGAGTATTTCCCTCGGTCAGAGCAAGTCCAGCATGATTACCACCATCTCCGAGGTGCAGTCCACGGTCGACAAGGTGGAATCCACGGTGGGACGCTTTCCAAAGCTGCTCCAAACCGCCATCGGCAAGGCCACCGGGCTTATCACCGGTCAGAGCGGCGGCTATGTGGTCATCCACACCAGCGAGGAAAACGGACAGCCCTATGAGCTGCTCATCCTGGACGCACCATCCATTGACGATGCCGTGAATGTCTGGCGTTGGAATGTGGGCGGCTTGGGCTTTTCCCATAACGGCTACAACGGACCCTATGAGACCGCCATCACGGCGGACGGTCAGATCGTCGCGGACTTCATCACCTCCGGCAGCTTGGTAGCGAATATCATCAAGGCCGGTGTTATCCAGTCGCAGGACGGCTCGTCCTGGTGGGATTTGGAGAGCGGCGAGGTTGTGCTTCGAGCCTACGCCACCAGCAAGGAGGTCACCGAGGTCAGCGACCGCATCACCACCATTGAGGAGCAGAAAATGCTCCGGCTGGTCATTATCTCGTCCAACGGGAACATCTTCAAAAACGGCAATGTGAAAACGCTGCTTTCCGCCAAGGTGTACTCTTGGGACGAGGACATCACCGACACGCTGGATGCCAACCAGTTTGTCTGGACAAGGGTGTCGGAGGATACGGAAGCGGACAAGGTCTGGAATGAACAGCATTTCGGCGGCGCGAAGGCTGTGGTCATCACCGGTGCGGATGTCAAAGTCCGCGCCACTTTTTATTGTGACCTCATCGACACCACGACCAGGCAGAGCCTGTTATAACGGAGGAATTCACTATGGCAACCGCAGAACCCACAACAGAAACCGGCACAGTGTCCGGTTCAGATACAACAACTTCAAAGGAGGCTTCTCACATGAGCAAAGCACAAGGCCAGTTTACCATCATCGACTACAATGACGCACTGACGCTGACGGGGTACATCGGCTCGAACCTCGCCAAGACTCAGATGTATAACCCCGACAACGGCAGTTATACCCCGGACTGGAAAACGAAGAACCTCGTTCTGACACCCAGTCTGTATGTCATCGGCACCACTGCCGACCAGATCGCCACCGCCAATGTCACCTCGGTCAAGTGGTATGTGGGCGACAGCAACACCGCCATTACCGCAGGTACGAACTACGGACTGAGTGGTGCCAAGAGCCACATCCTCACGGTCAAGGCCAATGTCATGGCGGAGCTGCCCGGCATCGACTACCGCTGTGTCATCACCTACAAGGACGAAAGCACCGGTCTGTCGCTGACCCATCCGCTGACCATTTCCTTCTCCCGTGTGGTCAACGGCTCCGGCATCGTTGACCTGCTGGTCACCACGCCCAACGGAAATGTGTTCAAGAACGAGGAGGTCGCCAGTCTGACCGCCAAGGCCGAGCTGTGGCGCGGCTCTACGGTAGACACCACCAAGGTCAGCTACAAGTGGGCGGTCATGGACGCTTCCGTCACCGCTACCGCTTCCACCGGCTATGATGCAGACTTCGGCATCGGCTGGCGCAAGCTCTCGGATACTGCCGACAAATACACCGGCACGGCCACCAATACCCTCACGGTCTACGCCGCAGCGGTGGACAGCTATGCGGTATTCAAGTGCTGTGCACAGGATACTGATTCCGCTTCTGCATCCTACAACACGAAATTCTTTGATGTGGCGACCTTCATCGACAACTCCGACCCACTGCAGATCATCGTCACCTCCACGGGCGGCGATGTGTTCAAGAACGGCCAGGGTACGACCGTGCTGACCGCCGTCTGCTACCAGGCGGGCTCCGAGGTCGACGCAGCCGGAAACGGCAGTTACACCTGGACGAAGTACAACAAGGATGGTGTTGTCGATACCTCTTGGGGTACCAACGGCAGCAAGACCGGCAAGACCCTGTCGGTGTCCAGCACCGATGTGGATACCAAGGCAACCTTTATGGTCGTTGTGGCGCTTTGAGGAGGTGGTGAGATGATCGCATCAGCACAGTTCACGATTATCAGTCTCTGCGATGTGGTCACCTCGGACACGCCGCCGGAGAACCCCTATGAGGGGCAGCTCTGGGTGGATACTTCCGTGACCCCGCCGGAGACGAAGATATGGGACGGAAACGAATGGGTGGTGCAGAACGACATTGAAACGATCCGCACCACCATTTCCATCCTGACCGAGAAGGACGCACAGTTCCAGCAGACCATCGACGGGCTGAACAGCTATGTGGCGACCCTTACCGAAACGGTGGAAACAGTGTCCAACGACCAGGGCGTCCTGGAGGAACGGGTACTGAACTCCGAAAGCCGTGTTTCGGAGCTGGAACACACCGTGGATGGACTGTCCGTCACCATGCAGGAACAGTACATCGGCGGCATCAACTATGTGCAGAACTCTTCCGGACTGAACGGCATCACGGACGATTGGAGCTACTCTGGCACGGTGAAAACCGACACCTCCACGGATACCCAGAACAACACCATTTCCGACTCCTGCTTTGTGTTGGGGGCTTACTCCTCGTTGTCGCAGTACATCCGAGGGGTAGTTCCCGGAACTTACACGATCTCAGTTCGGGCAAAGAAAACCTCGACCATGTCCGGGTATTTCTATGTGACCTACAACGGAAACAAAACCAAGTACCTGTTCAATAAGTCCACGGCGTTTGACTGGACGGATTACTCCGTAACGCTCACGGATGTGACCGACCCCACGCTACGCATTTACTGCTACTGTCGGGATGCATCCATCTATCTCGCCGACATCATGATCTCCGAAGGAGCAATTCCCCGCAAGTGGACGCCCGCCCCCAACGAGATCTACACTCAGGAGGTCAAGATCGACAAGCGGGGCATCGAGGTATCCAACAGCGCATCGTCTCAGCGGACGGTCATCACGAACACGGAGTTCGCCGGTTATTACAACGATGAGGTGATCTTTACCCTGAACAAGGACGAAACGCAGACTAAGAAAACCACGGTGGACGGCGAGCTGACCGTGGGCAAAACGAAGTTTGTCCCGATGCCGACGGCGTCCGAAGGGCTGAACATCGTCATTCTGGATTAAGGAGGGAAAGCTATGGCAACTTGGAAAAGTGCAGCATACGATGGGCGCTATCTTCAACTGGACATTTCAGAAAGCGTGAATGTGGTCGGTAACAGCTCGACACTTTCCTGGACGCTGACCTCTACCGGTGGCGCATCCACTTACTACACCATTGACACGACCACTGTAACGATCAATGGTACGACCGTATACTCAAAGGGCCGTACCTATTGGGATGACCGTGTTTTCCCGGCAAAGAAAGGTTCTGTCAGTGGCACGATTACTGTGGCTCATGACAGCAACGGCAGCAAAACGATCACGGTCGGATTCTCGACCCGTGTGTATATCTACGGTTCACAGGAATACGGCGGCAGCATGACGCTGACCACCATCGACCGTTCCGCACCTACCGTGACCTTCAGCACATCGAATGTCACGGCAAACGGGTTCAAAATCTCCGCTACATCCTCGGCCACGGCGGACGTCTGGCAGTACAGCACAAACGGCGGTTCGAGCTGGACGCAGTTCTCAACGACGGCATCCACCAGTGCCAGTGTGACGATCACCTCGCTCTCACCGAATACAAGCTACACGGTGAGGGTCAGAGCAAGGCGGCAGTACAACCATGTCTACGGCACTTCCGGCAGTTCCACGGTCAAGACACTTGGCGGTGCTGTGGTGAATAGTGTCAACACGGTGACGGCGGACAATGCCACGGTTTCCATTACCATCAATGTGACCGTGTACGAAGCCTCCTACACCAATACGCTGTTGCTCAAAAACGGCAGCACGACCATCCTGACTATTTCCGGGCTTTCCTGGTCGAAGGGCACGGCGAACCGCACGGTCACGCTGACATCGGCGCAGAGAACGACACTGCTGAATGCAATGGCATCCATCAAGTCGTTCATAGGTACCTTTGCGGTTTCGTCTTACAGCGGGTCTACGCAGATTGGCAGCACCTCAAGCAAGACTGCCACGGTACTGACCACGGCGACCAATTCTGCTCCGACCATAAGCGGATTCACTTATGCCGACAGCTACACGACCACAAAAACCCTCACAGGCAACGACCAGCTATTCGTTCAGAACTACTCGACTCTCAAGGTCACCCCCGGAACGGCGACTGCGAAGAATGGGGCGTCCATTTCCAACTACACCGCTTCCTGCAACGGTTTATCCGTATCCAATTCAACCGGGTCTGCTATCACAGTCGGAAAGATTGCCAAGTCCGGCAGTGTGACGGTCACGCTCTCGGTCACGGACTCCCGCGGCTACACCGCCGAAACTTCACGGACGGTGACGGTCATTCCGTACACCAAGCCGAAGATATCCTCGGTGACGCTCCGACGAACCAACGACATTGAAGCGGAAATGCAGCTCAAATTCAGTGGCTCTATTTCTGCTGTGACCGTAGACGGGACGCAGAAAAACAGCGTGGTTTATGTGCGGTATCGGTACAAGAAAACCAGTGAGAGCAGCTACGGCAGCTACACCAGCATCTATTCCGGCACGACAAAAAGCGGAACCTCTTTCAGCTACTCCAATTTGGAACTGTGCAATTTGGATGCCAACAGTTCCTACGACTTCCATTTGCAGATCCAAGACAAGCTCTATTCTTTGAGCAGTCTGGATCTGTATTTTACTGTACCGCAAGGGACTCCGCTCATTGCGCTTCGTAAAAAGAAAGTCGGCATCAACACGCCGGAGCCACAAGCCATGCTGGATGTTGCCGGGGATATGCGGGTGGATGGCTCACCCCTTGCGGATTTTGTCATTCAGCAAGGGACAAGCGGCATCTGGAATTATCGTAAATGGAAAAGCGGTACAGCGGAATGTTGGGGTCAGTATTCCTTTACGACCGCCATTTCGACGGCATGGGGTGTGCTCTATGAGAGCGGCGCAATTGCGCTCCCTAATTTTCCATTTACCTTCGCGGAAATTCCTCATGTCCATATCTCCACGGAGAACAGCAATTACGCCATGTTTGTGGAGCGTGGCAGTTCAAGTAGCTGGTCTACAACGACCAACCCCGGAAAGATATTTGCCGTAAGACCAAATACGGTACCATCGGCAACCTACAAGGTATCAATCTATGCCATCGGAAAAGTGTGACGCTCCGGCGTCACTTTTTCATACCCATTTTTAATTTCAAAGGAGGACAAACAACATGAAAGAATTCTGGACGACCATTCAGGTGGTATTCGCCGGTATCGGCGGCTGGCTCGGATGGTTCTTGGGAGGATGTGACGGCTTGCTTTACGCGCTTCTGGCTTTCGTAGTCATCGACTACATCACCGGCATCATGTGCGCTGTGGTGGATAAGAAGCTGTCCAGCGAAGTCGGTTTCAAGGGCATTTTCAAAAAGGTGCTCATCTTCGCCCTGGTCGGCATCGGGCATATTCTCGACACCCGCGTCATCGGCAGCGGCTCGGTGATGCGTACCGCCGTCATTTTCTTCTATTTGTCGAATGAGGGCGTGTCCCTGTTGGAAAACGCCGCATACCTGGGACTGCCCATTCCGCAAAAGCTGAAATCCGTGCTGGAGCAGCTTCATGACCGCAGTGAAAAGGAGGATGAATAACATGGCTTACACGAACAGCCCCCTGGTGTCCTACACCAAACTCAGCCCGAACCACTCCGGGCAGCGCACCCACAGCATTGACCGCATCACGCCGCACTGCGTGGTGGGTCAGTGCAGCGTGGAGACGCTGGGCAACATCTTTTTGCCGACCTCACGGCAGGCAAGCAGCAACTACGGCATTGGCGTGGACGGCAGGGTCGGAATGTATGTGGAGGAGAAAAACCGCTCTTGGTGCTCTTCCTCCAATGCTAATGACCAGAGAGCCGTCACTATCGAGTGTGCCAGCGACAACACCGAGCCTTACGCTTTCAAGGATGTGGTGTACAAGAGACTCATCGAGCTTTGCACCGATATCTGCAGGCGCAACGGCAAAACCAAGCTGCTCTGGCTCGGCGATAAGGCCAAGACGCTGAACTACACCCCGAAATCCGACGAGATGGTTCTGACCGTCCACAGATGGTTTGCGAACAAGAGCTGCCCCGGTAACTGGATGTATGCCCGTATGGGTGATCTGGCATCCAAGGTCACGGCAGCTCTCGGCGGTGATGTAAAACCTGCCGACACGGTCAAGCCCACACCTGTAGGTATCAAGGCCGGTGACCTCGTGACCATCACGGGCAGCACCTACTATAACGGCAAAGCCATTCCCGGCTGGGTGAAGAAGCTCCGCTGGTATGTGGTAGAGGTCAGCGGCGACCGCACGGTCATCAACAAGGACGAGTTCGGTAAGTACGCCATCATGTCGCCGGTCAAGACCTCTGCGCTTATCGTGGTTGGCACGAAACCCGCCGAGGACTACCGCGTTCATACCGTAGTGCATGGCGACACCCTCTGGGCGATTGCCAGGAAGTATCTCGGCAACGGCAGCCGCTATAAGGAGATTGTCAGTCTGAACGGACTGAAAAGCAATGTCATCTACAGCGGTATGAAGCTGAAAATTCCGAATAAGTAA